GGTGATGATAATACAAACAGTAAATCTGTTTTAGAAACATACACTAACGTATCTTTAGATCCATTACAACCAAACTATATTGCTGCTGTGATTGGTGATCAATCAAAAACTGTAGCTTATGATGCTGATATGGGTGGGTATTATATCCAAGTATCAGGTAGCTATCCAAACAATAGCCGCTACATAAGAGTTAAAACACTTATTGATACTCCAAATTACTTTACTAACGCAGGTACCGTAGCCGCAGATGCTGCAGGTTTAAGTTACTCAGCTTCTTTACCTACAGCAGGTAGTGGAAGCACAGGTGGTTCTTTTGGTACAGCTACAGGTAATGATATTGCTTATATTGGAAATACATTATTCCAAAATAATTCATCTACAGCACCTCAAGGTATTCCAGTTGGCAACTATGCTACTGCAAGTAATATCTTAAGTAACAAAGATGAATATGATTATGAATTAATAACTACTCCAGGTTTACAACACGCTGATCACGCTACAGCTCAAAATAACTTTATTACAAATGCTGAAAATAGAGGTGATCATTTCTATATCATGGATTTAACAGCGTATAATGCTTCAATCGGTACTCCAGTAACTGAAGCTCAAGAAATGGATACTAACTACGCAGGTGCTTATTGGCCTTGGGTTCAAGTATCATCTCCAGAAACTGGAAGAAATGTATGGGTTCCTGCTTCAACAATTATGCCTTCAGTTTACGCTTTCAACGATAACGTAAGTGCTGAATGGTTCGCTCCAGCAGGTTTAAACCGTGGTGGTTTAGGTGGTGTTATTCAAGCAGAAAGAAAATTATCTCCAATCAATCGTGATAATTTATATGCTGGTAAAGTTAACCCAATTGCTACTTTCCCTAACGTAGGTGTTACAGCATTTGGTCAAAAGACATTACAACAAAAAGCTAGTGCTTTAGATCGTATCAATGTTCGCCGTTTATTAATCGCTTTAAAACGTTACATTGGTAATGTAGGTAAGACATTAATATTCGAACAAAATACAACTGTGACAAGAAATAAATTCTTATCTCAAGTAACTCCATACTTAGAATCAGTACAACAAAAACAAGGTTTGTATGCATTTAAAGTAGTGATGGATGATACAAATAACACTCCAGACGTAATCGATAGAAATCAATTAGTAGGTCAGATCTATTTACAACCAACTAGAACTGCTGAATTTATCTTATTAGATTTCAATGTGATGCCAACAGGTGTTGAATTCGGATCTTAATTAAAATAAACTAATGGAAAATAAAAAAATACAAGAATTTGATAACGACGCAGCAGCTGATGCAGCTGCCGCGTCTGCTTCACCTTCATTAACTAAATTAGCTTCTGCTGTAACTAATGTGAAAGACTATTCTAGAGTGATTGAAGCTCTTATGAAATGGTTAAAAGCTAAAAAAGATTCTCAATTATCTGGTCTTGATAATAACCCTAACTATAAAATGATAATGAGTTATTTAAACAAGATGCAATCAGATGCTGAAACTGAAAAGAAACCATCTGCTGGAACTAAAGAAAATCCAGTTATGGCAAAAACAGTTGCGTAGAAATAACATTTAATAATATTTATATTAAACACACAATAAAATGGCAGTATTAGATCCTACAGAAATAATGTTTACCGCGTTTGAACCTAAAGTTCAGAACCGCTTTTTAATGTATATTGATGGTGTTCCATCTTACTTAATTAAGAAAGCATCTTCTCCATCATTCAACGCTGGTGAAATCATATTAGATCATATTAACGTATATCGTAAAGTTAAGGGTAAAGTTCGTTGGAACGACATGACCTTAGAATTATATGATCCAGTAACTCCAAGCGGTGCTCAATCAGTAATGGAATGGGCTCGTTTAGCACACGAATCAGTAACCGGCAGAGATGGTTATAGCGATTTCTATAAAAAAGATTTACGTTTAGATATCTTAGGTCCAGTTGGTGATGTAGTAGGTGAGTGGATTATCAAAGGTGCTTACGTAAAAGAAGCTAACTTTGGTGAAATGGATTGGTCAAACGAAGCTTATCTTTCTATCAGTATGACAATAGCAATGGATTATTGTATCCTTAACTACTAATAGTAATACACAATATTTAAAGAGTCGTCCATTTGGACGACTTTTTTTATCTTTGTATATTTATATATATAAAATAATATAAACGTTATGGAACAAAAGTTCAAATACCCAACAGAACAAATCGAATTACCATCTAAAGGATTATTATATCCATCAGAATCACCATTATCAAAAGGTGTTATTGAAATGAAGTATATGACAGCGAAAGAAGAAGATATTCTTTCAAACGTTAACTTTATTCGTCAAGGTATTGTAATTGACAAATTATTGCAATCAATGATTATAACACCAGATGTTGATTATAATATGTTATTAAATGGAGATAAAAATGCAATATTAATAGCCGCCCGTATTTTAGGTTATGGTAAAGATTATGAATTTATGTATACTGATCCTGAAACAGGAATAACTGAAAAAGCTACTATTGATTTAACAACAATTGAACCATTACCTATTGACGAAAATGTAATTACTCCAGGCGAAAATGAATTTTCATTTACATTACCTTTATCTAAAGTAGCTATAACATTTAAGTTATTAACTCATGGTGATGAAAATAAGATTGATAAGGAAATAGAAGGTTTAAGAAAATTAAATCCACAGCATGTTCCATCAGTAACTACTCGTTTAAAATATATGGTACAATCCATTAATGGAGATAGAGATCAAGCTACTATTAGAGAATTTGTAGATAATATGTTAGCTAAAGATGTTAGATCATTACGCGAATATGTAAACAAAACAACCCCAGATCTTAATTTAAAAGTTAGTGCTGTTAAAGCCAACGGTGACGTAGTGGAGGGCGTTGACCTACCAATTAGTATTAACTTTTTTTGGCCTGACTCCAGCTTATAAAAACATACTGTTAGAAGAAATACACACATTGTGTTATTTTGGACAAGGTGGTTTCACACATGATGACGTGTATAATATGCCTATTAGATATAGACATTATCATCTTAAAAAGATTAATGAATATATGGAAATGCAAGAAGAAGCACGTACTAACTCATCATCTTCCGCTAAATCAAGTAAAAAAAATAAACGCGAACAAATACCAATACCAGATTTTGCAACTAAAGTAAAGGCGCCTAAGAAATAGGCGCTTTTAATATTTATACCCGATATAAACTGCAATATATAAATGGCTACCCCAGAAGAAGTACAATTACAGGACCAATTAAATGATGAGTTAAAGATTACGAATAATACTCTTACCTCAATTGCTAATAATTTAGCTGAACAGTTTAAATTACAACAAAAAATTGGTAAAGAAGTTGAACAAACTGCTAATGATTATTATAAAGATTTAGCTAAAACACTTAAAGCATCTGCTAAAGATGTTTTTACAATTGCTGAAAATCAAGAATCACTAAATCGTGGTGCTTTAAGATCAAATACTATTCAAGGTCAAATTACTAAAGCATTAAGAGATCAAAATAAAGCTTTAGCTACATTTGAATTATTAGAAGCAGAAATTGGATCATTAACCGCAGAAGAAGCTAAATGGAGACAAGATTCATTAGTTGCTTCTGAAGCTCAATTGGCTACATTAACTTCTCAATTAGCTAGAGCTCAACAAATAGAAAAAGTTGCTGGTTTAACAGGTAAAATATTTGAAGGTATTTCTAAAATTCCTTTATTAGGACATTTAGTTGACACTGAAAAGATATTAGAAAATGTTTATGATACAGCTGCTAAAACAGGAAGCAAATGGGCAGCCTTCGGTTCAGGATTATCTACTACATTCAGCCAGATAGGAAAGAAAATGACGGATCCTGTAATTTTATTTACAGCCCAAATAGCCTTATTTAAAAAATTATTTAGTTTAGCTAACGAACTAAATCAGTCCTTCACGGACATGCGTCGACAATTAGCTCTTAGTGAAGAAGCAGTTGACGGACTATATAATAGATCAGCTGATTATGCTGCTTCAGCTCATGATAGCTTTGTTTCTACATCAATGTTGTTTAAGGCTCAGTTAGATTTAAATAAAGCTTTAGGTTCACAAGTTGATTTAGGAGAAAAAAATGCTGAAGCATATGGTAGATTAACTCATTTTTATGGATTAAGTGCTGACGCAGCTAGTAAATTAGTTGAATTAGGAGTTGATCAGAAACAAAATGGTATTGATGTATTAAATAATACTATTAAAGCCGCTGTTCAAACAAAAGCTCAAGTTGGTGGCTCTATATCATATCAAAAAGTATTAGAAAAAGTAAGTAATACTAGTGCTGGTTTATTAACTAACTTTAAAGGTAATGTTGGTGAATTAACTAAAGCAATTGTTCAAGCAGATAGATTAGGTTTAACTTTAGAACAAGTAAACCAAGTAGGAGAATCATTACTTAACTTTGAAAGTTCAATTGAAGCAGAACTTAAAGCAGAATTATTATTAGGTAAATCTATTAATCTAGAAAAAGCTAGATCCGCTGCTCTATCAGGTGATACAGCTGCATTAACTAAAGAAATAGCTAATCAAGTAGGTACAATACATGACTTTGAAAAACTAAATGTTATTCAAAGAAAAGCATATGCTGAAGTATTCGGAATGAATATTGAGCAGATGGCTACTATGCTCCGTAAAAAAGCATTTGAAAACCAATTAGGAGAAGTAGCTAAAAAATCAGCTCAAGAACAATTAGCATATGCTGATGCCCATGGTATAAAAGTAGAAGACTCTCTTAGACAACAACTTGAAGCAAAATCATTAGCTGATGAACAACATGAGTTCTTCAGAAAAATGAATGATATAATAGCTAGAATAACAAAAGGACCAATGAGTACTTTTATTCATATGCTAGAAAATGCTTTAGGTTTCGCAATGAAAATAATTGATAGTTTAAATGGTCTCACAGGTGGAGGTTTAGGTAATGCTTTAGGAGCTGCTATTATTGGAGCTCCATTATTAATAGGAGGAGCTAGATTATTAACTAGTGGAATTAAATCTATGTTACTTGGGCCTAGAGGCTCATCACCAATGAATCCAATGTTTGTTACTGAGGCAGGAGGTTTAGGAGGAAGTGGAGGTGGTGGTATGATGGATATGCTTAAACCAGGTGGATTTAAAAAAGGTTTAGTGAAAAATTTTGGCGCTAAAGGTGCTAGAAATTTATTAAGAGGAGGATTCGCAGCAGGAGGTATAGGTTTAGGAGTTGATTTATTATCTAGCGGTATAGCATCAAATATGGAAGAAGGCTCAACAGAAAGAAATATTACTGAAGGTGTAGGAACAACAGCAGCCTACGCAGGTACAGGAGCAATGATTGGTAGTATCATACCAGGTGTTGGTACTGTTATTGGAGGTATTGTTGGTGGTGCTCTTGGCGCTATTAAAAGTTACTTTGATGCTGAAAATGAAACACGTGAAAGAGAAAAACGTGAAAGAGAAGAAGCTAAAGCATCTCAAGTTAGAATAGATAAACTAGTACAATCAGTAAATGATATATCTCAACGTCCATTAGTATTTAACGCTGGTACTGATACTATTGGTAGATTACAAACAGCACAACGTCAATACGGTGCTCCTAGTTTCGCAGGATAACATATTTATATTAAACATTATATACCATGGCATTATTTGACAAATTAAAAACAGGCTTATATAGCTTAAAAGGACAAACAGGTCCTGCATTTGAAAATGAAGGACAACGTACTTCATCTAATATTCAAGCTTTAACCAAAAATAACGTGTTGATTTCTTCTCAAGATTTAATATCAGGAAGATCAACAGGTACAATTAAAATTTCTCCATCTAAATTAGATTTAAATGGTAAAACACCTATTCAATATACACAAATATTAGGTTCAACTAATAGTAGTAAATCAACCTTCTCATCTAATTCAGGATTCACATTAGATAAAAGATTAGCGTTTAGTTCATTAGGACTAAATGGCAACCCAGGAGCTACATTTGAAAGTGTATCTCAACGATCAACTTCAGATATACAAGCATTAGCTAAAAATAACTTATTACAAGGTTCTCAAGATCTATTAACTGGTAGAAAATATGGTAAAGGAAGATTTACAGTATTTGTACCGGCCTCTACATTAGATAATAATGGAATGCCTGTTGGTAGTGTTTATAAAAATAATGGTCCTAAAGAAGGAAGATACTAAATAAGTAAATAATGCCGTTTATAACATTAAATAATAATTTTTCTAATTTAGCATCATACTATAATGCCGCTGTTAATAATGGCTCATTTGGTAATACTAATAATGTTACTTATACTCAAAAACCTCAAATCCCAAAAGAATCAAATCAATACACCATATCTGATAGTGGTCTTATTAGAGGAGGATTTATAAACACAGCATTATCAATTAAAAACGATTTTAATAGTTTTTCAAAATATTTTTATAAAACAGAAAAAGGTTCTACTTTTGTTCTTAAACAAATAGGATTACAATTATCAAATCCTTTATTAGAACAAGAAGCTACAGAAATTATTAAACAAGATGAAACAGGTACTTTAGTTAGTACATATAAAAAAACAAATAGAATAGGAGCTACTAGAATATATAATGGAGGAATAAACACATTAGCCTCTATTAGTGGTACTGCTTTGGGATTTCATTTTCCTAATTTTGGATTTACTCCATTTAGTGATTATAATTACGCTAAAATAGCTAAAATTAATAACAATAATAGTGAAGATGACACCACCACCCCTTCCCCATCCATACCCACTTTAAAACCTCTTCCTGCTAATTCAATTAACATACTTAATGAAGTAGTAGTAACTGGGTATAGAAAAGGACAAAGAAAAATCCCATCTCCATTAACTAATAAACCTAATAGATTACTTAGTTATTTAGGTAAACTAACAGAAAATGATACTAGTACTAACCCAGTTATACTTCAATCATATTTTGGAGGTTCAGATAGTGTTTATGGTATAGGTATAACAACCATTAAAACTACTGGAGATAATGTAACTAACAAATTAGGAGATTTATCTTATAGAAAAATAAATGAAATAGGAAATATACTAAAACCTATTAATGATGAAACTTCTCATATAGGATATTATTACGGACCATCCGAAACAGAAATAACAAAAATAAATGAACAAACCCAAAAATCGGAAAAATCCACTGTAATAAATAAAGCCAAAGTATATATTCCATTAGAATATACTTATGGAGTATCACACGCTGGAAAAAGAACTGTAGGAACAATTGACAATTCTGTTGATTCTATAAATGCTATTAATATTACTGATTCATCTATTTTTTACAGTAATATAACTAAAAAAGTGTCTAGTCTTCCAAGCGACTCAAAATTTTATAATAATACAAGTGGAATAGAGCAAAGTAGTATTTTTGGAAAAGATATTATTAAATTTAGAATTGAAGTTTTAAATAATAACCAAATAACTAAAGATAAGCAAATTAATACTGAAGTATATGCTTTTAGAGCTTATTTAAACGATTTATCTGATGGTATTGATGCTAAATGGGATTCATACCGTTACATGGGTCGTGGTGAAGAATTTTATGTATATAATGGATTTACAAGAGATATAAGTATTGGATTTACTGTATTTGCTCATTCTAAATCAGAAATGAAACCATTATATGCAAAGATAAATAACTTAATGTCTTCATTTGCTCCAGATTATTCAGCTGCGGGATTAATGAGAGGCAATGTGGGTTATCTAACAGTAGGAGATTATTTATATAGAGTACCAGGTGTATTTACCTCTATGAAGATAACTAATTTGTTAGAAACACATTGGGAAACAAACCTTGATGGAGACACATATGAATTGCCTAAACTTATGAATATTAACATGTCGTTTAAACCAATACATTCATTTGTACCAAGAAGAAACTACGCGGGAAAAGAAAAAGCAGCATTCATCACTCCAGATGTTGCTAATTATACTGATGCAGGGATAGCAACTCTTGATAAGGAAAATAAAAAAATTGCAAATAAGTTTATGCCTAATATTTTCCAACAAGCACCTGAAGAAACTGTCCAAACATCTACATCTAACTCATCCGGTACACAACAATCTACCTAACAGTCTACCCAACAATCAACCACCACACTAGTATCTAGAACATTTAATTCATCTATGGAAATGTAAGCGTAAATTTCCTAAAAAATAATATTTATTATTATGGGACGCTATGATAATAACATCGTATTAAACAACACCAGAGATATTCATGGTAAAATAGGTATCCGCTACCGTTCATCGACTCGATACCCGGATATACCATTATCTAATAGTGATGTATTTTTACTCACGCTTCGCGGCGATAGATTAGATAATTTAGCTTATCAATTTTATGGTGATCCATCATTATGGTGGGTTATATCTGTAGCTAATCCTGATATACCGAATGATTCGTTATATCCAACTCTAGGATTTCAATTAAGAATACCTGGCGATTTAGAAAAAATCTTAAATGATTTTGCTGATTTAAATTCATAAATGTGTTATGTCAATATTTAAAGGAACTATCAATCCATCTGTAGCCTGGCAATTAAGTGCTCGTAAAAAAGTTATTCAACAAGAAAAACGAGACTCTTTATTTATGTCTTATACAACCGCTAAAAACGGATGGACTAGATTATCTTCTTTTGTTGATGCGGATATTCCACAAAGAAATAGCAAAGGAAAAGAGATAAAAGGAACATTTAGATATACTGGTGATCAATTAGCTCGTAAATATGTCTTAGAAGGTGGAACTTTATATGAAAAAAATAATAGTTCATTTTTAAGAGGAGGCGTTGGAAGAGATGGAGCTGCTTATGGAAGTGATCTAGATAAACTATTTAGTCAATATCAATCAGGTACAGCAACTTTTTCAGGTCAAAAAAATGCTGATGTTCAAAATATATATTCTGATAGACCATTTGGTGTAAGACCAATGCCTGGTATTTCTTCAGTAGCTATTAATAATAAATCAGCATATGGTTCATTAAGAGAAGCCACAATAAAATATTATTGTTGGGATAAACACCAATTAGAAGAATTAGAATTACTCTATATGAGAGTAGGATATTCAGTTTTATTAGAATGGGGATGGAGTCAGTATTTAAATTATGATATTAATAATTTACCTTCATCTAATTTAAATGATATTAATTTTGATAAATTAAATGTACCTATAGAATCTAAAATATTTCCTTCAACAGGTTTTATAGATGCTTTTCAAAAAACATATCAAACCGCAGGTGGAGGAACTTTAAATGTGTCTGATAGTGTTATATATCAAGTAATAGATCAAAAAGTAAATTATAATAAATGTAATTATGATGCTATGTTAGGAATTATTAAAAATTTCTCATGGCAGTTATTACCTAATGGAGGATATGAGTGTACTACTATATTAATTTCAAGAGGTGAAGTTATATCATCTTTACGTTTAACAAATAATGGTGATCCTAAAACAAATGATAACTTAGCAGCAACAGCTACTAACTCAGAACCACCATTAACTAAGTTTGAAAAAATATTTTATAACTTACAAGCTTATATTAATAGTAAAGAACTTAAAGAAACTTTAGGATCATTCTATGTAGCACCACTTGGTTCACTTCCACCTCCAACTACACCACCCACAACCCCTCCTGCTCCTGTTCCTGGATTTAAATCTACCCAAGTAATTTCACAAACCGCAGATATAGTATCTCGTAAGATATTAACTGCTTTAGCGGATGGTAAAAATTTAAGTGTATTTAGAGATAGTAAAAATAATCAATATAAACCTGTTATTAGTAAAGATAGTGGTAAAACTGATGAAATAGGTGTAGCATCGTATATTAATGGATCATCAACTGAAGGTACAGGTAATGAATATATTTCATTAAATTTACTTATTTATATATTAAATATTTTCTTTACTCTAAAAGATGAATCTGTAACACAAAATGGTACAGGTTTAGATTATTTTGTAAGATTTGTTCTTCCACAAGGAACTCCTTGTTTAGCTAGTACTAATAGTGTATCTGTAGATCCAACTACTTGTTTAGTTAAAAATCCAAAAGCATTATTAATTACAGGTAATCCAACTAATACAACTGGATATACTCCTCATTTATATTATGCTGATGGAAGTGCTGTTGATCCTTCTCATATTCAAGATTTTTTAATGTCTAATGATAGAGGAGATATAGGAGCTATTTTAGTATCAATAGACAAATTAACTTCTTTATTTAAAGAATCTAATAGTGGATCTGATGGAGTTATTATGGTTGAATTTATTCAAACATTATTAAATGACATATCAGCAGCTTTAGGTGGAATTAATGACTTTAAAATATTCATTGATAAAGATAAAGCATCAATTTTTGACGCTAAATACTTAGAAGATAATTCTGAAACCGCTGTTAATGGTAAATATAAATTAGATTTATTTGGTTTAAAAAGTATATGTCGTGATGTTAGAATTACAAGTCGTATATTTGAAGAACAATCTACAATGATTGCTATTGGAGCTCAAAACCAAGGTAATATAGGAGATATATACTCATCAACATATAACTATTTAAATAGTGGATTAAAAGATAGATTACATAAAACTAAAGATCTTACTCAAGCTGATATTCAAGCATTAGCTGTCTCTTTATTCCCAGATTTAAGAACATTATATTCTTACATTCAAAATAAATGTTTAGGAGATATAAACAATGATCCTACTCGTACTAAAAATTATGTTTTAGCAGTTAATCCAGAAGAAATACCAACAGCAAATTCAATATATAAAACTTTCCAATTAAGAATAGGTGGAGAAGATATTGACTATAAAGATTTAATTCCATTTGAATTAGAACTTACTTTAGATGGTATAGCTGGATTTATTCAGGGACAAATTTTTAGAATTGATAATACTATATTACCTAGAGATTATATTAATAAAAAAGTAGGTCTTATTATAACAGGTATTTCTCATAATTTACAAAACAATGATTGGACTACTACTTTAAAAACACAAATTTGTCTATTAGATCAAGAATCATTAAAAGATAATAATCCAAATAAGGGATTACAGAAAAAATTAACTGATCAATTAGCAGCGTTAATAAAGCTAGATAAAAAGAATAACATTATTTGGTCTGCATATGCTGATTATTTAACATACTTAACTGTAGCAACATTTAAATACGCTATGGGTAATGATCCCGTTGTTACAACAACAGGAGATTACGTAACCACTGTTAATGGTCAATTAGGTATAACTCAAGCTGAATTAGCTAATTTTAGCAAGGACGGTAATATAGGAGCATTTTTAGCAGGCGATCCAAATAATAATCATGATACAAGACCAAAACATTATTATTTCAATACCTACTATGAAAAAATTTGGTACCCAAATGCTTCATCCGCATCAGCTATTCCAGCTGATTTAAAAAGTGAAATACCTACACCTGCTGAAATAAATGGTGGTGGTGGGGTAAAAACATTTAGAGGATATAAATACAAATATATAGACAATAGTGGTAATGTAGCTGATGGGACATTATATTTAGATTTAGACTTATTAGTAGTTAATGGAGGTTCAGGACCAGATCTTGTAAAATTAGTAGCTAATGGATACGCTAACTATGATGATGTATTTAAACCATGGAATAAAAATCCTAATGGTACAACAGCTGTTCAAAACGTTCGTCCAAATTTCTTAACTAGAAGAAATACTGGAAGATTTGTATATGATAAATTTGCTGGTGAAATAGATAATAGTTATGTAGGTATACCAGTAGAAGATGCAGGCGGTAATGAACTTAATTTTAAAGTAATTAATCACCCTTATATAAAATATAACGCAGCTACTAATTCATTTTCTTTTGACACAGGAGCTATTTTAGGAAATGGGAATAAATTCTATGTTGATGTGAGTATGGTTCATAGAGCTAGTCAAACTTATATAAAAAATGTAGGAAGCATAAGAGACGCGGTAAACACAACATTTTTACCTCCAGCAATTAATCCTATTAATACAAGATTTTTAGATTATTCTGTAGAAGTAGAAAGATGTAAACCTTTATTTGTTGATCCTGATTACAACCCAGGTGGAGATAAACCAATAGCAATTATTAAGAAATAATGTACGTACCTAAATCAAATATTGTAGAGACTGGATATACCTATGGGGGAGAATTTTTATTCCCTAATAGTACTAGATTCTATATTGGTGCTTACCATAAAGATAAGTTTGGTAATTATTATATAGGAGAAGAACATACAAGTTCATCTTCTAAAATAACATTATGGTTAACTCCAATATCAAATGACCCATCAGAAGGTTTACTTAATTATAAATTTAAAGAAAAATTCAAATCCAATTTATATA